CTGTACCGGCTATAAAATCTAGTCTATCTGTTCCAGAATTGGCATTTGCGCTAGAAGCACTTGCAACAAATGATCCTGTACCACCATCTTCAGATATTGTGATACCAGTATATGCATTATCGCCAGATGTACCATCAGATGCCGCTGTTATTCTACCCTGTGCATCAACAGTAATATCTGCAGTAGTATATGATCCTGGCGTTACCGCAGTATTTGCCAAGTTAATAGTGCCTGTAGAAGTAATAGTTCCGCCAGACAGTCCTGTTCCGGTAGCAACAGAAGTGACTCCAGATACGGGCGGAGTTATAAAAGTAAATCCACCAGAACCATCAGTTTTTAAAATTTGACCAGAAGTGCCGTCACTTATTCCTAGATCAGTTATTGATGTTGGTGTACCGCTAACTTCGGAGTATGTCATAATGGGAATTCTAGCTGAGTCCAAAATACCCGATGTTATATCCGAAGTAGCTAAAGTTGGTATTCTATCTGAGTCAAAAATACCCGATGTTATTTTTGAAGCGGCTAAATTAGGAATTCTAGCATCCGCAAAAGCACCAGATGTTATTTTTGAAGCGGCTAAACTAGGTATTTCAGAAGCATCTAAAGGATCTACATTTAAAGTATATACGCCACTACTATATGCTAATTGCGTATAGCTTGCAGTGCCTGTGGTTGCTGCTGAAAAATGTGCCCGTGTCTCAGCGGCACTTGGTCCTGTGTAAGATATAACTCCTGTTGATGTATTATAGCTAAATGAACCGTCACCGCCATTGTCAGATGATCCAATAGCTGCTCTTGCTCTTGCTGTAGTATGATAAAGATTTGTGCCCTCATTCAGATTATCTGTATTATATCCTGATATTAAATTTGTACCACCTGCAAGGGGACTAGCAAAGGCTTTATTAAATGCAAAAGCATCACTGTCCGCGTTATATAATATTGTAGCACCCGCGCCATCTATTGTGATACCACCGCCATCAGCGGCGGCTGCATTTGCAGCACCTTTTGCAATTTCTATATTCTTATCAGCAATGCTGAGTTCGGTAGAATTGACAGTGGTAGTTGTTCCTTGAACTTCCAAATCACCTTTTATTTGAACCGTTCCACCAATACCACTTGCTGGTGCTGGATCAATTACAATAGGACCAGATACATTATTAATATCAAATCCGTTTAAATCTAGATTACCTCCAAGTTGTGGAGATTTGTCCTCGAAAACTTCACGAAATATTGTTGCAAGTTCAAATGTAGTATAAGGATCTTTATACCAAGTTTTAGGCGGCACAGAATTTGGATTATGAAATATTCTACCTAAACTAAATTCTTCTTTAAAAAAGTCTATAGGTGTACCGGTACCATCTAAATCACTATCAAGTTTTTGATAACCAACTGGTAAATTATATGTTGATGTTGCTGCAGAATCTATATAAATGTAAACTTCTTCATTATTAATATCAACAATAGCATCATCCATATTAATATCGCTTAATCCACCACCTTTAAATGTACCTTGAAATGTACCGGCTTTAACACCATTTGTTACATATCCATATTGCACTTGACCAGCAAAACTTTTAGCGCGTCCTTCAAAATTATTAATAAGGTCAAAGTCGAATATCATATTATCATTTGGAACAGAACTACCAAAATTAGATAGTGTAATCACTAGATGTTCTAAATCTTTTTTAATTCTTATCGCTGTTGAACCTGCATCTGCCCACGACGAATGTGTTGTACCACCAATCTCACTTGTACCATCAAAATCTAAAATATGCTGATCTTCTTGGAAAGCATTTAATACAAGTGCATAACTTGTATATACTTTTGTACTATGGTCCATAGGAGTATCACTGCCATCAAATCCTGCAGGATTAGGTGTTCTGAATAATGTTAAAGTTGATTTCTTTTCAAATACGCCATCGGCATCTTCTGCATTTTTTTTACCCTCATTTATAAAACCTATAACAAATCCCATAGATTTATTAGAACTATCTCCAGTAAAAACTATATCAGCTTCATATTCCTCATAACTTTTGTCCGATACAAGACCAGTTATGCTTTGTTCATCATGATCAGAAGTCAAAGTTTTTACTATATGATTTGTTATATCATAAAATACAAACCCTAAATTACTATCATTAAAAGGATAATTTGAATATTCTTCTGTTGAGTTTGTCGTACTACCGTGATTGAAAGTATTCCAAGTAGAGTGAATTAAGTCTTGTTTATTGTTTTGTGCATTTACATTTGAGTTTGGCAAAGGTCTATTTGCCAGTTCTATAGCAAGTTCTGCATCAGTAGAAACAATTTTGCCAGATTTTACAATATAATCCCATTCATATTGATTTAATATGGCATTATAAGATAAAAATTGTCCGTGGGCGCCACTACCTAGTTGTGATAAGTTATTAGATACTGCATCTTCATCTGGTATTCCATCACTGTCTAAATCGGAAACTCTTATGTTAGGATGAAAATGCCATTTATCATCTTGTTCATTAAATTTTAGTGATGCATATTTGACTGTATTTTTTTTGTAATAAATTCCGCCATAATTTTCATCAAGTAGAACAAGTTCATCATCTGGATTACCAGCGTCGATTCCATATCTGCCCACTTCTAATTCACTTACTATTTTAGCACTATCCGCTTCAAGACTTTTAGTATCGACCGATGGAGAGGTAATAGCATCAGACTTAATCGATGTAAGATCGGATAAATTGCCTAAACCATCACTGTCACTAGTACTACCTAATTCTATTACAGCATCTTTAGAAAGATTTAATTTCCCTAAAGTAGCACTATCAAATTCCATAGAATTACCAGATAAGTTTGTTATAGATGCACTATCTGAAGTAATTTTTGATATAGATCCACCATCTGCAGTAATTTTATCTATTGTGGCGCTATCGGCTTGTAGATTTTTTATTTCTGCACTATCTACATCTATACCTTCAACTTTTGGAATAGGTCTATTTCCAGAACTATCTAAAAGAATTGAAGGTCCAGGAACTATAGATGAAATAGTTTTTAAATCTACTCCAGCTACTATTCCAGAACTATCTGGTGCTATACCTGAAGCTATTGCAGAATCTAGTAATAATTTTTGTGTGGCTGCTACATCTGCATCTGAATCTAAATTTGACTCTAATGATGTGGTTACAACAGAACCAGCACCTTCTGAGGTAGCACTATCTGCACCAGTGCCTGGAGAAATTGACAACGTATCTGTATCTGCAACAGGCTGCTTTACTTTAAATCCTATTATAAAATTTTGTAAAAGTGTATTTGTTGATCCTCCCCGCCTTCTTCTTCGGCGAAAACTACCAACTCGGACTGTAGTTTTTTCAATCTTTTCTATTCCGATGTATAGAACTGTAGATGTTGAAATTGCAGGTGTTCTCTGACGTATCGATTGACGAAATTGATTAATTTCTATGCCTTCATCAAATTCTATTATATTATCTAAATCTTCACCATCTAGAATAAAACTAATTCTATATACTATACTACCGGGTGCTTCACCACCTTCTTCTTTAAGTTCATATAAAATTGTCTCATGATTCGTTGATGTGGCACCATCCGTTCTAACAGGATATTCTAATTCTACTATACTAGCAAGTGCGAGAAAATTATCTTCGGTGATATCTTCTGCAGTACCAGTTAGATATGATATTTCTCCAGCATTAACTCTAGCTGTGCTTGTATTATCTCCATGAAGAAATCGCCAGCTTAATTTCGTACTACTAGCCATAATTAACGCCTATCGTCTTGATCTTCTTCTTCTGCCGGATCAGGAAGATCGCCATCTTTTATTTCAGTCTCAATTTCTTTTTTGAGGTCTTTTACATCATCTTCTGTATATTTAAGAACATTTTTAAGAATAAATCCTTTAGAGAAATAATCACCAACATAGTTTGTCATCAATTCTAGAGTCTGCAATCTTTCTCTCAATATTTCAGCATCTTTTAATTCTGCAAAATAGTTATCTCTTGCGTAGTCAATTCTAATATCGGTCTTCCATTCATCCCAATCTGCATCTGTAATAATTCTTTTTAAGATAAGTTGTTTTTTCAAAACTTGTAAGAATACCATAGAAAACTTTTTTCGCAGTCTATCAATAAACTTTGAAAACTTTATTTCTTCTCTAGTAACTTCATTGCCTCTACCGAGTGAGAATTGTGATTCTTGCTCTAGTCTGTTGAGAGGAACATTCAATGCACGATAAAGACGTTTTTGAAAATAAATAATATCATCGATCTGACCTAAATTATCACCACCGGGAAGTGTGGAAACTTCTGTACCTCTACCACCTTCACGCCTAGGTAGCCAAAAATCTTCTAGCATTGACATATGTTTACGATCATCGCGTAACTCACCAGTACCAGCATCATAAACTAGTTTGTTACGATATTTGGTCATGATATTTTTCATATATTCTTCTGCTTTACCTTTAGGTAAGTTACCAACATCAACATAGAAAATTCTACGTTCTGGTGCACGACTCAATCTGTAAATGACCAGAGAGTCTTCCATCATTCTTAATTGATTGACAGGCTTAATACACTTATGTAAATGAGAGACAACTTTTTTTCTTGTTTCATCTAAAAGACCGCTTGTTACATAATTGATAGCGTCTGTACTAAATCTTATACCTTTGTTAGACATTGTTCCAGGTGCAGCTTTTCCTGGTTTATCTTGATAAATATAGTACTCTTTAATTTCATCGATTATGTCAGCATTTGTTACTGCATCTTTTTTAGTTTTAATTTCTTTTACTTTACGAATTTTTATAGCATCAACAAATCTTAATTCTTGAATACCTGCCTTCTGATTATTTTCATCTACAAGAATGTGATGATAAATTCTTCCATCGATATACCATCTTTTAAATAAATCGTGTGCGTGTTCTGTGGCATCAAACAACGACAGTACATATTCAAATTCTTCTTGGATTTGTTCTTTGATATTATCTTGAGTTTCAATTTCGTCTAAATTTAATTTTAAAGTGGTATCATCTTCATTGTTTACAATAGCTTCATTTACGATATCTTCAATAGCCATATCAACTTCTGGATGAGTTGCAATACCTCTATATTTTTGAATGAGACTTATATTATCTTTAGTGTTGTCACCATCAATATCAACATATTGACCAAAGTGACTACCTGAGGCTGTAACATAACCAGCACCATCATCATTTTGTGGTGCAATGACGGATTTTAGTTTTTGTTTATCATTATCTTTTTTACCAGAGCGTCTAAACTCAAAGCCAAAAAGTTTTGTAAATTCATTGTCAGCCATATTTTTTCCTAATATTATAATGCAGAGGAGGTGAGGAGCGAACCCCTCACCTTTTCAAGTATTTATATCTTAACTAGTAGTGCCTAAAGACGACCAATATTGAATTTGGAATTCAACTGTGAATTCTTCAATCTGATCATTAGTTGCATAATCAACTGTAATTTCACTAACACTACTTGGAAAAGCGCCTTTAAATTCATAACGCTTTAATATAGTTTCGTCTTTATCAAGTTGATCTACAAGTAAATCTGCTTGATACTCTTGTGGATTTGTAAGACCGGTATTTGCAGAGTGTGCATTAATACCGTTCATCCAACGTTCCATCGCATTTCTTACATCAAAGTTAGTATCGTTAATAATAGTAACGGTCCATGGGTTGAATGTACGGTCGCCTGCCATGTTCAAAATTCTACCTCTAAAGTTTACAGGTATAACTCCTACTTGTGAAGCGGGCAACTGTGCAGTTCTACACATGAATGATGTAAGTTCAACATCCCCAGCCGCGTAGCCAGGGAAGTTGATAGTAGCTTTGAAAAGATTAGGTCTTGCACCACCGCCTCTTAACTTAGCTTTAAAATCATCTACGCCTAAAATAGCCATTTTTCTCTCCTTAGCTTACTGTGCCAACAACTTCTTCAAACGCCACGCCGGTACGAACCGCAGTAAAGTTTAAAGTAATGAAGTTGATTGATCTTGCGGGTTTAATGAATAGTGTAGCAATAAACTGATTAGTGTCAATGACTAATGGTGTATTGTTAGTTTCATCACATACGAGTTTAAAGTCTGTGATACCTCTACGACCCTGTACATCTCTCAACAGAGGTTCAACCACATTCACAAATTCTGCCCTTGTAAATTCATCATTAAATTCAAAGAGAATATTTTGTGCTGCGTTTGAAATTGCTCTTTCGAGGACAAGGAACAATCTGCGAACATTGATTCTATCAAATGCAGACGGTCTTGCAAGGTGCGTTTTATCACCAAAGAGCAATATTCCTTGTCCAGGTATATTTGCAATTGGATTGATGCCAGCTTGATATAACACATCCCTTTCAGATTTAGTTGGGCTATATGCTAGATTTGTAACTCCAAAATATTGTCCTCTACGGGTACCCGCAGGTGAGAACCAAGGTGCAAAGTTATTATCTGTTGCTGCCATGAGTCCAGCAGTTGATGAAGCCGCAGGAATATTAATGAATTCATCATTATACTTATCGTAAACTTTCAGAAAATTGTTATCTACTGCTAGGTAAGAACTTCTAGTAAAGTTTTTTACTCCTGCAACAATTGATGTATTCGGAGTAGAAGAAATAACAGCATTCCTATTTGGAGAAGTTACTACAATACAATCTTTGCGAATACTTGCGGCAGTTGTAACAAGATCATTTACAACTGTTACTTGATCCGTAGCTGAAAGCATAGAAGGTGCTATTAAAAAGTCTATAAGATGGGCATTAGGATCTTCAAAATTATCAAATCCATCTTGAATATGACTCTTGTCTAGTGTGCCAGAGTTTACTCCTCCATTAAATTTAATTGCAATGATATCATTATTACCACCAATATTATTACCACCTGCACTATCAAATGTATAATTTATTGTTGCTGCATTAGCTGCGGTTAATGTTTCGCCCGCGTTTTCAGAAAATTTTGCAGGAAGTCCAACTTGCGGAAAATTACCAAATCTTAAATAAGAAGATTGATTGTTAATTACATTTTTAATAAAATTGCTTGTACCATCTGATCTTTTGGCACCTTTAGCCAAAGATACAAAAGGGAAAGTTTCTAGAATTTGATTTTTTGATCCTGTAAGTTCTCCGTCTGCGTCAAGAACCACGATATGACATTCATCTTTAATAGTACTGACTCTTCGATCAGAATCTGTGGTTGCAGTAATACCGCCAACCTTTAAAGCATAATCAGAAGTCATTGGTGCGCTTGTGAAGCTACTTTTGTAAGCCCAGCCATCGAATGCTGAGTCACTATGTGCTGTACATAGATGTACTTCAATAGAGTTTCCAAGTTCTCCAGGATGTTTAGAAATAAATGATACTGAACTATCTAAAGCTAATGTATCAAAGTGAGTGTCATTTCTTATTAAAATTGCTGTGGCATCTGAGTCTACTGCATTTTTTGCAGAGTCGCCAGCGCTACGGACGACCATTAGATCGTCAGAATATCTTAAATAGTATGATGCTGAGTGAAAGTCTACAGTGTTCGATACATCGGGTGCGCCGAATGTACTAACAAGTGTAGCTTCATTGTTGATTCGAGTCGGTTCGTTGCATGGACCCCAATTAAAGTTACCAACGAATGCCCCTGTTGAAGTAGGCACGTTGGCAACGCCATTAGTAAGGTCAACTTCTTTTACAACGACAGCAGGAGACTCTGATGGTGAGAATAACGCCATGTTTCTTTCCTTTTCCAAGTAATAGAATTATAAGTTGTCATAATACGGTTATGTTCAATTACTGTTATTTATATAATATCTATTTTCACCATTCATTCCAAGATGCGGCT